CGGTTTTGATCCGTATGACATCGTGCCGTGTCACGGACCCGGAGCTGTCGCCACTGGCGAGAAGCTCTGGGGTAAGTACGCGTTCACGAATGTCTCCAGTAAGATACAGACCGAGTATGAGATTGGCAGTTACTTTTTCGCCAATCCCACGCACGTTTCTGACCATCTGGAACGCCTACAAGGCGTAACTGATCGTGATAATTTGGCCAAGGTTGTCCTTGTGCCAAAAGACTCACGTGGTCCCCGTCTCATCTCTTGCGAGCCCTTGGACTTCCAATGGCTTCAACAGGGTCTGATGACGGAGATTGTGCATCTAGTGGAGAACCATCCCCTAACAAGGATGTCTGTGTTCTTCACCGACCAACGACCTAATCAGGTGGCGGCCCTCATGGGGTCGCTATCTGGTCAGTACTCGACACTCGATCTGAAAGATGCGAGTGATCTTGTATCGTTGGAGTTGGTCGAGTATTTGTTTCCAGAACCGCTTTTGCGGTGTCTGAAAGCTACTCGATCGTCAGGAACTAGGCTACCGGACGGTCAAGAAGTTAAATTCCAGAAGTTCGCGCCCATGGGGTCAGCTTTATGCTTTCCTGTCATGGCGGTTACTATCTGGTCACTTCTCGCGTCCCTCCTCCTAGGTACAGTTCGACCCACGCTCTCTGCCAAGAAATTGGGAGAGAAGCTTGAGTCTCTGCACGTATACGGTGATGATGTGATAGTACCAACGGCTTACGCCGAGGCAGCTATCAACTTACTTGAATGGGTTGGTCTTAAAGCCAACCGGGACAAGTGCTGTACCAAAGGATACCTTCGGGAATCCTGTGGCGTTGATGCCTTCAAAGGTCACAACGTCACGCCAGTCAAATTCAAGACTGCTTGGACACATCATCGCACGCCTAGCGCGTATTCAGCGTGGATCGCCTATGCGAACACGCTACAGTATCGCGGAATGTACTCCGCTGCGAGTCAAATCGCAGACTGGATATATGCCCTTTATGGGGCTGTTCCAAGAGCACAGAAGCCGGCAGAAGCCGGT